TGAAATACAGAATCAGAGAATCAGGGGAAGTTAAAACTCAAGGAGAAATCCGAAGACTGAACCCAAGTACATCTTTTCCAAGAGTATGGAACGAGGACACTTGTGACTATATTGGGATTGACCCTGTTTTAAATTCACCCAAGCCAGAAGTCACGAACCTACAACAAGTTCTAGCCGATGGTGTGGAGCAAGATGCACTTAGTAACTGGGTTGAGAAATGGATTATCGCAGACAAGTTCAGTGACTACACCGATGAAGATAATGTTCTTCACACTAAAGCAGAACAGGAAACTGCATTTCTGCAAGGACTTGAGGACACGGCATTTGAGTCACTACGGACAGAGCGGAATAAGCTACTCGCTGAAACTGATTGGACTGCATCGACAGATGTGACCATGACGGCTGAGATGACCGAGTATCGAAAGCTACTAAGGGATTTGCCAGCGAATACCCCAGACATCAATAATCCAGTATATCCGGAGAAACCATCATGAGCATACAACTGAAACTGCGCGGTGGCACAACTACCCAACACTCAACTTTCACCGGCCTAGCTAGAGAAGTTACTGTCGATACTGACAAAAATACTTTGGTGGTCCACGATGGCTCAACGGCTGGCGGTGTGCCATTGTTGACTGCTGCGACTGACGCAACTGTTATTCCATCGGTCGCAACTACTCCATCATCAGGGGGCAGTGTTGGCGATACTGTATTTAACACAACAGACAGTCAGCTATACAGGCATAACGGTACAAGCTATGAAGTGTATGCCGGACTTTCTGGAACAGTCAACGCCAGCGCTCCGGCTGTAACTGATCTGTTGGAGGGATCGTTCTATTTCAATACGACAAATGACACGCTCTATATTTTAAAAGACATCTCTGGCACGATGTCCTGGACCCAGGTGGTTCCATCGGTCACGGCATCAGGAAATGGTATCGAGGTATTGGCTGCTTTGCCGACCTCTGGTAATACAGAGGGGAGGATGGTCTTTTTAACTACTGATGACAAACTGTATCGTTTCGATGGCACAAACTTTATTGCTACGGTTCCCACAACAGACCTGACCGGCTACATAGCAATCGGCCAGATTGATGTCAACACGATCAATGCCGGGCATATTCAATCCAATGCCATCACTGCTGGTAAGATATTGGCCGGTGCAATTGGAACAAGTCACCTGGCAGCCAACTCCATTACTGCTGGAACCATTGCGACTAATGCGATCACATCTGACAAAATTCTAGCCAATGCAATTGGGGCCGGGAAGATTGCAGCCGGGGTCATTTCATCGACTCACTTAGCGTCAAATTCCATCCTTGCTGGCAATATCACAGCCGGTGCGCTGACGATGGCCAAGATGACCGATACGTCAGAGAAAACAACTAACAGTGTAACGGTGCAACTCGGTGCTGGTGCATCAGTGGGTGGTAATGATGCTGGTGGAGCATACATCTCTACAACTGCTGGTAATTACGGTTTGATCGGAACAAATACTGCCGGTGGCAATGCGATTGCCGGAGGCACAACAGCCACATCAGGAACATCAGCCGGGGTGGTTGCGGTGGGTGGAGGCACATCTAGCACTTTCGGTAATTGGGATACTCTGGGTGCTGTCGGTACTGGTGACTCTGGATTACTGGCTATTGCGTATTCCACCAATAACGCTGGGTCTGCAAGCAGTTATGTAGAAATAGCTAAAGGTTCCTACTCGATTTATACAACAACAGGTTCAACCGGTCCTTTCACGGGCGCTCATGATGTCTTGATTCCTAACGGCACAACCATCGAGCCGGGTGACATTGTAGTCGATCAATCTGTTGCTGCGAGGAAAGGATTGTCCGATACGATCACTATTGCTGGACCATCAAACAGCGCTAATCAAAAGGGTGTTGTTGGTGTATTTGTTGACTACCTACCGGGTCATGTTCCGGCTGCACTTTCTGAGTTGGTCCAAGACGGTATATCGCACACCCCAAAGGTAACAACTCAGCACCAGGGTTTGCTGGTAAATAACCAGGTGGGTCAGATCAATGCTCTTGGCGAGGGTCAGATTAACATTTGTGGCGAGGGTGGCGCTCTTGAAATCGGTGATTTAATTGTATCATCGTCAATGCCAGGCAAGGGTATGAAACAAAGTGATGACATCATCAGAGCAACGACTGTGGCAAAAGTCAGGGAGCCGGTAACATTCACATCATCGAGTGAAGTCAGACAGGTCGCTTGTATTTATTTGTGTGGCTAGGAGGCTGAATGCTGGCTGAATTGGCGATAATTAACGCTAGTTTTGAGGTGATAAAAACAGCGCTGGGCAATGGTAAGGAGCTTTTTGAACTGGGCGATCAGTTGGCGCACTTTTCTAATGCCGGGCGTGAGATAGACCAGAAAGCAAGGATGGCCAAAAAGGGGTCGGAGCAAGAATCTGACTTAGAGATATTTATGGCTCAAGAGGCGATGCGAGTTAAGCGAGATCAACTTAAAGAACTCATGGTGAGAACGCGACACATGATGTGGGATGACTTCTTACGCTTTGAGGGTGAACAACAGAAAGCCAGGCTCAAAGCACAGCGAGAAGAGGAAAGACAGAGAGCAGAACGAACCGACTTTATTATGACTTGTGTTGCTTGGATTGTAGCTTTTATTATTCTGGCTGGCTCGTTAGTTGGTGGTCTTAAAATAATTATAGGGATGAAATGAAATGCCGACACCAGAGCAATGTGCTGTAACCGACACGAAAATCACCGGGATTGATAGGGAGATTGTCGCGCTTAGAGCAAGACAAGATCGACTAGAAGAAAGGCTTGATGAACTGAGAACCATGATGGCCCAAGTGAGAGCCTTTGTCGCTGGAATCCTTGTCTTGTCGTTGTTGCCTGAGTCTTTCCTGGACATTTTGAAGTGAGTGTTTGCATTACATCATTACCCAATAATGATTGTGCTCCTGGCGCTTTCTTACATGGTGTTTCTGACGGCTCACCTGATGTACTTGTTGATAGTGGAGGTGTTTAATGTTTAAGAACAAACTCAAGATTGAAGCGGTCCGGGGGGAGGATTTCTATATACTAACCTCACGCTTTTCCTACATCACAAATTTGGGGGATATTATTATCGTACCCAAAAATTTTAAGACCAATTTTGCGTCTATCCCTCCGATTTTGGCCTTTTATTGTTCGTCAGACCACTGGACGATCAGGCCGGGAAGTGTTATCCACGATTTTTTATATAGTGCTGAGTCTGCTCATCTGGGATTTACACGAAAGCAAGCTGATGAGGTGTTGTTAGAATCTATGCTGGGATTAGGGATGCGAAAAACTCAGGCTTTGGTTATCTATTTCACATTACGTTTATTTGGAGGTGGTCATTATGAGTCAAGAGATTAGATTTCCCCGGTTATTCACGTTGGCAATGGTGGTTTTATTGCTGCTGCCTTTATTGTTAGCAGGATGTGCGTCCACAGCTAGTAAGGCTGCATCGTTTGCCGTGTCCTCGTACTGCAAGATTCCCGGTGGAACGATTGGGAGAAAAGGTATCAGGACAGCGTTCAATGATGCTGTGTATCCACATAAAGTGGTAGTCACTTGCGCTGATGGGTAATCTGTCTGAGCATTTTAACCGTGAGGAATTTGAGTGCCAGTGTGGATGCAATCAGGATACCATTGACTATGAGTTAATTAGGGTCTTAGAGGCTCTTAGATCGAACACAGGGCCGATAATCATCTCATCAGGCAACCGATGCACAAAACGAAATAAAGCCTCTGGTGGCGCTTTAAAAAGTTTTCATGTTATCTCAAAGGCGGCTGATATAATCGTCAAGGACAACACCCCGGCAGAAATATATCGCCATCTGAATGAGCGTTATCCAGATCGGTACGGCATTGGACTTTATAAAGGCTGGGTCCACATTGATATTCGACCAGAAAAGGCCAGGTGGGATGAAAGTAATCACTGAGTTATTTGTTTATGTAGCTATTGCAGCCGTCATGAGCGCATTAGCAGTGGGTTATCTGGAAGAAGTTATGCACGTTTTTTACTACTGAAACTTTCTTGCACCCTAGAAACAAGTAGACCCAAAGTGCAACGAACACTTCGGGTCTTGTGTTGAATGTGATGCGTTACTAAACACTATTAGAGTATAACTCTCGTCACTGGTAATGCCAAGTTAAGAATTTCCAATTCGGTTCCCAAACACGGAATCACACCCATTGTTGACAGCAATTCTGCCAGCATCTTGAAATAACCCTTATAAATCAATACCTAACTGGGGGTTCGATTCCCCCCGCCTCCACCAAAATTACTGGGTTCATGGGGAAATGCTGGCACGAAGTTGGTCATGATTGGTCATAGTTGGTCAAGAAATGACAGCATTTATGCCAGCATTTTCTCTAACCTTTTCCAAAAAGTTTCACAGCAGCATCACCGGCCTCTGGTCGCGCGTCCGGTATCCAGGTCGCATAGGTTCTAGCGGTAACAAGCACATCTGAATGACCCAGTTGCTTTGATACCCAGGCTAAAGGCTCACCGGCTGACAGCATCATAGATGCGTAGGTGTGTCGTGTTTGATAGGGGGAACGGTAACGAATACCAGCCTTTTTGAGTAACGGAATCCATAGGGTGCGTCTGATCGGTTGATCGCCTGTCCATGCCTGTTGGGTGCGTGGATTAACGAATACAGGGCCATCAGCAAGGAATGTGTACTTTTTTTGGTGTGTCAGTGCATCGAGTGCCGGGGGCAATAACTTCACTTCTCTGATACCTGACGTTGTTTTAGGTGTTTCTGCCTGTTTAGCATCTTGGGTCTTGGCGCGACTGATCTGCATCACGCCACGATTCCAATCTATATCACCCCATTGCAAAGCTATCTGTTCTGAGGTCCGTAATCCGGTCCACATTGCGAAAGTTATCCACAGGCTCGCTTGATTTGATGCCTGTTTGAGCAAGATGGCCTGTTCTTCTGCGGTAAAAGGGTCGATTCTTTTCTCCCTGGGCGGCTCATTCTTCTTGTAGTTCCATCCATAAAGGGGGTTCACCTTAATCAGATCATCATAAACCGCATCCTGTAATGCTGACCGCAGTGGGGATAATATGTTTGAGATGCGTTTGGTGGAACATTCCATGCCAGCTACCCATTCTCGGACCATTCTGCGCGTTAATTGGTGTAACTGAACATTGCCGAACTGAGCGATAATCTGCCCAATGATCTTATCGTACCCGGCTATTGTTGATGCTTTGAGCGTTGGCCGTTTGGCCGATAACCATTCGGCCAGGTAGCGCTCAAGCGTTAGTGTTACTGGCTTTAGCGCGTGTTTGCTGTCCGGGAAAGTGGTTGCATAGTCGAATACACCGGCATCAATCGCCTCAATGATGGCATCACGGTGGCGCTGCGCTTTCTTTAGGTTAGAGGGGGTGGGGATAAGTTGGAGCCGTTCCCGGTGGCGCTTTCCGGCAAGTTGGAAAGTGATTTCGATGGTTGTCTTGCTTGCTGCTCTGACTCCGACCATGCCCATGCCTCAAATCCTGATACACTGATGATAATTCTGCCATCTGGCGCTACATTCCAAATATTATTGATGGCCCATTCCCCTCGCTTAATCTTTGATCTTATCGCATCTTCACTGTACCCGGAAAGTTCTGCGAATCTTTTGATCGTTACGAGGTTCATTCCAGTGCTGTCAATTCTTTGCCGCGCATGGACATCCGGGGCAACACCAGGTCAGTTTGCTTATTCCAGAGATCAATCTGTTGGTGCTTTTTTAAGCCTACAATGGAGATGCCTAACACCTCGATCATTCGGCTTGTATCCACCGGGTCAGCGATCCAGTACGAACTGTTTGGACCCTCTCGGTGGGGTTTGGGTCCGTAACATTCTTTGCACGTTGTCATTCTGCCAAGGCCGGTGGTGGACCGATAGTAATCTGCTGCAATCTTCTCGGTTCCACAACTGTCGCAAGCGATGGGGGTTCGTAGTTCAGCGTTTGTACATTCTCTGCAAATGCGCTGCCTACCATCCTTGGCGGTCTTGGACTTATGGAATTGGTTGATTTCCTTGTTCACCTCACACACTCGACAAACTTTCATGCGAGAGTATAGGGGCGTTTGATTTGGTACTCAGACATAAGCCGCTGAGTTTCGTAGATTTTCAGACCAAGCATTTCACTAGCTAAAAACTTGTCAAAATTGCTATCAACCAGCGCCTTATAAAGTTTGCTCCGGGTCATTTCGTAACTGTCGTTTTGGTCTATCACCAATGAGCCTATCATTGTCCAGATTCCTTGTCGGTGATTTCGCGGTCAAGCGCAGCTTGTAAAATTGGAGAGAGAGTGTTGGCAATGTCGTGCATCGCTTGTTGGCTGCCTTGGTTATATGCGTCCTCTGCTACCTCGTCTAAATTTTCAAGAGGGTCAGCGCGTAAGGCCGTAATGAGCGCGGTTAGGTAACCTCGGTTATATGCTGCCCTTTTTGTTACCTGGGCTAATTGTTCCTTTAATGTGATCGTTTTGGTCATGTTCCTGTGCCATCTGCGTTGTTAAAGTATATGTTCAGAAAAATAATTAGATCGTCTTTCCGATCAGGTATTTTTACTAATTCCGGCTGACCACTGTACAAGGTCCACGCCACGCCACAGGGTGATTCTATGGTTCTTGTTTGCTCCGCTTTCTTGGCTTCACGAATCACCTCTTTCCATCGTTTTACGGCCTCTTTCTTTGTGCCAAACCACTCATAGTAATTGGCATAGCTATCATCAAAATTAATTCTCCAAATTCTCATATCTCACCTCATTAGTTATTAAAAAGGGTGATGCCGCACCCAACCCGGAGAGGCAGAAAAAGATCGTAAACTGCCATTCTTGAGGTAGTCGGACCGGCATCCTCTGCGGTTGTTGGGCATGACTCCCTAGCGCCACTCACAGATTTACGCGCTGCCTTACAACTTTCTTAGTTCTGCTATTGCTAGATCAACGGTGTGCAGTTTGTCGTACACATCAATATCCGACTCCATAAAAGCCTCACGCAATTTCACTAAATCACCGGACAGACTTTGCACAGCATCTTCCAGTTCTTTGATTTTCTTATCTTTGGTTTCAATGTCGATCATAATTTCTCCATGTGGAAGTTGTTGTTCAAGTAGGTTTATCCTGGATTCCAAGAAACCAATAATCATGACCGTATCATTTTCAAAACCCTGGTCAGGAGATGCCGACCTATCCAAGTTTCTGATTGCCGCATCGAATAGCCTAGTGGCACTTTTTCTGTGAGATAAAATATTAATACTCATGGCTAGAACGGAATATCGTCATCAAATGCAGCATTACCCATCGCTGGTGCTGCTGTCGGAGCCACTGCTGGTGCTGCTGCTGATTCATCTCGCTTACCCATTAGGTCAACATCATCGACAGCGATGGTTAGGCTTGCCCCTTGAGTGCCATCCTTTTTGGTGTAGCGCTCCACTTCAAAAGACCCGGCCACAGCTACCGGTTGGCCTTTCTTGAGATAGTTGATAAGGCCGGACTCGGCACGTTTTCCAAATAACATACATCGGGCGTATTCTGTGGTCTGTCGTTCTCCGTATCCGATATTGACAGCGACAGTGAAGATTGCCATTGTGCTGCCGGTCTTAGTTTGTTTTGTTTCGACATCTCTAACGAGGTTGCCGGTGATTTGTGCTTTGTTCATTGTTTCTCCTAAAATAAAAGTTCGATGTCCACAGGGGGCATCACTGGTTTTGGATTGCGGTCTTTATGAAATGGTTTTGGGATCGTCTTATCGAGTACGCATTGCCAGAAATATTCCAACAGTGGCAGTTGCATATCCCAGTATTCTTGGCTGAATTGGATTCTCCAGATGCGTAATTCCGCTGGTGACCAAACGGCTAGGTCGCACTCTGTCGCGCCTGTAATAGCCATCTGCCCCATTGTCTGAGCCACATATTGCGGTTTAGCCTCGGTGTGCATCTTTCCCCAGGGGCATTTGACTTCCACCAATCTATTTTCAGTCATGACTCTGCCGTCAGGTGTACACCCCAACCAATCATGCTTTGGGTGCTTGAGGAAAATCTGATCGTCACCGCAGTGGTCCACAAATACACGCTGATCCAACTCATACGCCTCAATAGCTTTCATTTCGTTGTCGTTGCCGTATTGGGTCATTTCGTTTCCGGCAAAGGGTGTTTCCGTTTTAATCTTTTCACGGTACAACCGGGGTCTGGGTTTGCTCGGATTGAGGCCCATAGCAGCAGCAAAGTCACTAGCAGTTAATCGGTTATCTCGCTCCGGTGACAGACTCATGCTGCTAACTTCTGCCTAGCAGCGCTGAATAGTGCTTTGTGGGTGGCAGCATCTTGATCGGATAATGACTTAAACAAGATGGTTAATTGCTCAATGTTTGGTGCAATATTTATCTTTGAAATGATGTCATCTTTGATCGGGTTGTCATCAACAATCGTTGAAACTTCCATCGGGAGGGATTCTTTCGCGTACAGATTGAATCCTAATCCGAACATTCCTATATTTTTTGTGAGGCAGCGCATACGAGCGTTAGCTACCAAGTCGCTTGTCGGGTTCTTGATCGGTTGGTTGCGGAAGTCCGTAACGGCCAGCCACATCTCTCTGGTGGCTCCATTAACCGTCACTTCCGACCATACTTCTGCTGTGCCGTTGGGCATCCAAAGAATATCCCGGAACTTATAGTTTGCATCCGGGTAATGTTTTTGAAGAATGGCCCATGCCCAGGACCATGATAGATAGGTAAACTTGTTCTTTTCGTTGGTGTGGGCGCTTACATCAATAGATGCAAGAACAGACCACACTTCATCCATTGTTTCGCTCATTTTAAAACCTCTTTGAGTCTGTCGATTTCACGCTCCAATTCTTCATAGAAACGATCACTGCTGGCTGTGTTGAACGATAAATCCGCTCTCATCTTTACCACATTCTCTAGCAAGAACTGTTGAGCCTCACGCTTGTCAGCGTCCTCGGCATCACGCTGTTGCTGTGCCAAGACAAGACTCTGACTGTAGAGGTCTTGGGTCACGCTGTTATAGGGGTAGGCTACTGCTGCAACCTGTTCAAATGCTGTCATGGTTTTCTCTCCTAATGTGTTTCACCGAGGCCGGTCGACATAATCTCTAAGAGGCCGGTAAAACGGTTTGACTTCCACCTTGCTATCAGTGACATAATTCCAGTAATAATAAGACTTACCTTTTTCGGTCTGTAATTCACCAATGATGGGATTTTCTCTAAGCCACTGCATGATTTCTCTGTCAGCCATTGCTCTTAGTTCATTTTGTCTTACTGGAACCCTGGCAAACCATTTCTTGTTTGCGGCCTGTACCTTTGGGTCTAATCTGCTCATGATGATTTATATTCGCTAGTGCGCTCGTATACCCCGGCACTAACCTCAGTAATGAAACCAACTTCCAAACCCTTAGCCACTAGCTGATCCGCGTTAAGTTCAAAGTTAAAGGCTGGTGCTTGCTCTAGGAAGAACTCCTTTCTTGTGTAAAAGACCGTTTCTTTTGTCATGATTCTCTCCGTCTAATTAAAAGAAATAAGGGCCAACACGGCCCAGGATGCTGCCAATGTGAAAAGGAACGCGATACCGGTTAACACAGATTCCAGCCATGATTCGGCTGGTTGTGGCTGCTGAACTGGTCTGCTGGTGCAATGTTTGTAATCGGTCATTTCTGGCCCTTTTCGCTTGGTGTAAATATACAATACACTAAGTATTATTGGCTGGCAAGTATTATTTCACTACTAACTGTATTTTATTGGGGTTTTGAGAACGCTTACAGGGTCTGTCTAGTTTGGATTACGCGATAATGATTTGAGAAGTGCGTCTATGATGAGCCTATCACCATGCGAGAGGGAGTTATATCTTTCAATCATTTCACTCTCTTTGATAGAGGTGATGGGGGTGGTTTCCCCTGTCAATGCAGATAACGATATGCCAATTATGTCAGCAATTTCCTGTATTTTCTCTACTTTTGGTTCGCGCCTACCGGTTAACCAATGAGAAAGCGCACCCTCAGTTATGGACAACCTAGTTGCGAGTTGGCCTTGAGTTATTTCTTTGTCACGCATCCAAGTCCTGGTAGTTCTGGCCCAAATAGGTATTTTTTTATTCATGTCAGGAATATGACATAAGAAAAACATGCTTGGGGTGTATTTTTTTTGGTGGATAATCATCTTTTTATCAACTTTTATTGTAAAAATGCAATACGGATGGTATTATAAATTCATGGAACAGTATAAATTTATCGACTTCTTGAACTACTGCGGTGGTCAATCACAGGCTGCTGAAATACTTGGAGTGTCTATCGGTTACGTTTCGCACATGAAAATGGGTAGGCGAAAAGTGTCATTCAAGCAAGCACAGAAAATAGAAAGCATTACATCTGGTCGCATATCTCGCAAGGATTTGCGTCCTGACATTTATGGTTGAGTGAGCGCCCTTTAACCCCCGTCACAGGGGGTTCTTTTTGGCAAAACTCAGCAAACAGATCGAATTGGTGAGGTGAATGATGGTTGGAGATGAGAAAAGAGTTAATGAAGTGAAGTCGAGATTCACCGACTCGGAATATCTCGCGCTGTCTAAACTTGCTGCGCTTGATGATCGGACGATTGCGGATTACTTGCATCATGTTGCTCTCATTCATCTTTATGGACACAGTTACAAGTTAGTCGCTAGTGTGCCAGGTTGCAATCAGACGATCAGGGGCGGATAGGGATGGCTAACAAGGGATACACCAAGGTTTATCACGGTTGGTTTGAATTGGGCCTGTCAATGGATGCTCTTGGTATCTTTGTGTACATGAGTAGTAAGCGTAAAGATTGGGTATTTCGCTCGGCAGAGATACGCAAAACGCTAGGGATCGGCAGTCATAAATGGCGCTCTGCGACCAATGAATTGAAGCAAATTGGCCTGTATATCACCACCAAAACATCAAATGGAACAACGATAACGGTCGGAAAGCTAGAGGAATCAACCACTGGTCGGAAACCCACAAGTGGAAAACCCACAAGTGGAAAACCCACAAGTGGGAAACCGACGCCCTTAATAAGACTGAATATTAACAAGACTGATAGTAATAAGACTGATAGTAATATTACATCATTCGATGATTTCTGGTCTGTCTACCCGAAGAAAAAAGAGCGCAAGAAATGTGCTGCAATTTGGGAACGCAGAGAGTTGGATGACATTGGCGAAATGATTGTGTCGGACATTGAAGCAAGATTACTCAATGACGGCAAATGGATCGAAGATGGTGGTGTTTATGTGCCTAACCCACAGACCTACCTCAACGGTGATCGCTGGGAAGATGATATGCAGCCAATTAAATCGCAAGCACCACAAGGCAAATACCAGTTGAAACGCAAGTTCCTCGGTACAGAGGACAATGTTATCGAGGGTGTTGTTGTTGATCGAACCATAGGGGGTACGACATGAAAGACAAAGACTTTGAAGATTTCGCTGATGGGTGGAATGTCTACAGCAAAATGGTGACCGGCAAGGCTGTTGAAGAAGATGTGATGGTTATCTGCTTTGATGCGTTGCTGGAATACTCACTCAAAGATGTGATGCAAGCGTTGAAGATAAACGCCACTCGATCACAATGGCGGCCAACACCGGCAGCAATTACAGATATTTTGCGTGAGATCGGCATAGGCTCACAGTCATCCAAACTTGAAGCGCCCACAGCTAGTGCATTGGTGGCACAAGCGCAGAGTGCCAGTACACCATTGGGCGTGATGTTTCGGGCAAAGATAGGTCATTACGATTTAAACAACCAGGACTCGTTTTATCTCAATGCTCAAGCGACCAATTACCTATTGGCTTTTGATGACATTGTTGCCGATGTTCTGGCGAATGGGTACAGCAAGAGTCAAAAAGAGTTGATGAAGAAATACAACATTGCGCTGACAGCGCCGTTGGCTGACAACTTGCCGGGTCCAAGTGACAAGCATTTGAAACTGGTGCATGGGTGATGAGCCGCAGCCAGGATGAAAAGTCTGACATGAAATCCTACGGCATTCTGCTGATGGATGATGACAATATTCGTCCGGTCAGTAATTGTTGTGGCGCGGAACCCAAAGGGGGAAATGTGCATGATTCTGTGGGGTTGTGTGCAGATTGTGGGGAATGGGCCTCTTTTGAAAGTAACCATGATGACTGAGGATGTGAGTTTTGTTCGCTTAGAAAGCACTCATGAAACAGGCACGATGGTCGTAGAAGCCACTGTCACACAGGAAGATTTGGCGAAGATTGTAGCGCTCATCGTGGGTGATAGGGAAGTTGAGATTGTTGAGAGAGAAACGCATTGATGAATGAAACAGGAAGATAGATGACAACCAGGACAAAAGAACCAGACAAGAAAGTGAACGAACTAATTGAAACGCTCTTAGAGCAAGTGGATAGGATGAATCGAGAAATCACAGCACTAAACCAGCGTATTGCTGATGTGGCTACGCACTGTGGATACAAAATACAGGATGATGTATGACATCGTTCCAGTGTCAAAACCGCGCCAGACTCAGGCCGATAGATGGAAGAAAAGGCCGTGCGTGATGCGGTACAGGGCGTTTGCTGATGAGTGTAGGGCCAAGGGTGTGAGCGTGGTGAATGGCGCGACAGTGATCTTTTATCTACCAATGCCCAAAAGCTGGTCGAAAAAGAAGAAAGAATCAATGATAGGTAAGGGTCATCAGCAGAAACCAGATGTGGATAACTTGCTAAAAGCCGTAATGGATGCTGTTCTTAAAGAAGATTGTCGCATATACGACATTCATTCTAAGAAGTTCTGGGCAGAAAAAGGGGGGATCCAAATTTTATGACGGTGATCCGGGTGATGATTGCGCTAATGCTTTTACCCTGGTTACTTCTTTTGGCTGGGTGTGTTGCGGTGATACAGGTTTTGGATGGTACTTTTTTTGAGGGGGTAGAGTGGGATGAGTGATATTAACGACCTATTAACCCGGCTCAGTAAGGTTAAACAAACTGGTGCTGGCAAATGGGTTGCTTGCTGCCCAGCGCATGAGGATAGGTCACCGTCATTATCTATCAGGCAAGCAGATGACAAAATATTAATATATTGCTTTGCTGGGTGTGATGTTGATGATGTGGTTGGTTCGGTTGGGATGAGTTTATCGGATTTGATGCCTGAGTCGGTGGGGCATAACCATCAACCGACTCCCACAGTACTCACAGCATCCACAAAAGCTGAATTATTTGAGGTGATGGTTGGTGAAACAGCAATATTTATGGTTGCGGCTCGACAAATAGCGATGGGTGTTCCACTCAGCGAGGTCGACACTAACCGAATCAGATTAGCGGAAAGTAGATTGGATAAAGTTATTGCGCTTGCTGATGCTGGTGGTTATTACATTCCGCCAACAATTTACCACGATTTAACACCAAATGAGATTGAGGAAGAAACCGCAGTGATAGAGAGTCACGCAGTTCAATTGAACGACAACAGCAGAGTAATTAGCACAGAAGAAAGACGCAGAGTTGCGGTTGCGAAATCGCGTCTACGCAGACACTACAGCAATAATGAGGATGCGGCATGAGTAGAGTGAGTACGGTACGGATGAGGAAAAAGAGCGAGTTTGACATTGTTCTGGATAATATCAACAAGCCGGCACATTACAAAAAAGGAGGAATTGAGTTCATTGACCTCATGAGGAAATTCTTACCCAGGACAATGTTCATAGGGGCATTATTATTCAGCATACTTAAATATTTATGGCGCTGGGATTCAAAGGGGATCAAAAAAGAAATGGATGAAGAACAGAAGAACTTAATAAAATATGAGAATTTGGGCAAAGCTGAGTTTTACTTAAAGGAACTGATGAAACTGCACATCCCTAAATCACACGGTGTGCCAGAGTACGAAAATGTTGAGGTGAGTGATGATTGAGTGGCTTAACAGATGGATCAACCCACCAGAAGAATTATTTGTGCATAAAGGTGTAGGCTATAAGCACAGAGAGCATGATAAGTGCTGGTGCGGTGCTGGACTGATTACTTTTTATTCACGGAAACATCGTCAATGTGTGAATCTGGAGAAGTGTGGTCGGATTTACGACATTTATGATGGTGTTGAGATAAGGCATCAACGATGACATTTAAGGAGCGACACGGATTGAGTATCAGAATGACGATTAGGACAGCGTTGATTATGTTGGTGATGCTGCCTCATGCGATTGTGCGACAGATATTGTGGTCAGCAAGGTAGTGATGACGTAGCGATGGCATATCCTAACCGTTATAAGCCTGGTGGCAAGAAACCAGAGGGCAGTGGCCGCAAGAAAGGTACTCCCGACAAGATAAGGTCAGAGGTTAAAGATAAGATCGAGGCATCTGGTTATGATCCTATCGAGGCGATGATTGAGATCAGTAGGATAGCTATGGAAGAAAAGGATTACATACTATCGCTGGCTGCGGCAAAAGAACTGGCTCAGTATATCTACCCTAAACGTAAGTCAGTGGAGCATACAATGGATGGATCATTTATGCCCACCGGGATTACTATCAACTTCACCAAAGACCCGAAACCCATTAGCAAAGGAACTGTAATTGAACATCAGCGAGAAACATCTAAAGATTGACCTGATGCCCAAGTGGGAGGGTTTTGGCGAACCACACCGCTATAAGATTGCTTATGGTGGGCGTGGATCGGGTAAGTCATGGACCATTGCTAATTTGTTAGTTTTAGAGTCATTGCAAACGCCAGGGTTCCGGGTGCTGTGTGCCAGAGAGATACAGAAATCTATACAGGATTCAGTGTTGCAGCTACTAGCGGATACGATTGACCGGTTGGGTGTGTCTGATTGCTTTGAGGTCCAAAAGACTCAGATACTAGGGAAGAATGGTTCTAGGTTCTTATTTCTAGGATTGCAATCGAACATCACTAAGGTTAAGTCATTAGA